CCACGATCTTTTTGCTGTTAGCTTTCCGACCTTTTTGGGATATTGCAACCAAAAGTTCTCGAATTTCATTTTCCCTTTTCCCTTTCATGTTTTCTATTGCCTTCACCAACATACTTTCTAAACCATGTTGCAACAACATTTTATGACCCTGACTATCAAACACTACCTCTACATTAGCAGAGCCATCTATGTTTTCTCTAATTCGTTTGATCTGTATCAGCATCTATCCATACCTTTATGTTTTGATTAAAGTCTGCTTTCATAAGAACTGGCTTATTTAAGCAATCTAACATTCTATACAAAGTCTCTTTTACTTCTTCTTTATTTTCTCCCATTACACCAACACCTCTTGCTGTATACATATAAGGCTCATGGTTCTTATCGTAAAAGACTTCGCACACCTCGACCCAAGGTTCTCCATCGTTCTCGTCTGAAAAGTCTACCACTCTATGATTCCAATGCATTATTTACTCGCCAAGATGTAAAGACCAACATTACTAAACGCATATCCTGTATATACAACTGCCATAGGCACATTGCCCTTTACTCCTTGCTCAATCCCAATATAGGCATAAATCAAGCCTGTAACAATAATCAACCAAGCACTCATTTTTTTATTCGTTTAAAGCCCATAATTTTTCACAGTCTTTCATGTTTTGTGGCTGAAATTGTTTGTTTGTATTTACAAATACCTGTAAATTTTTTTCTAACTCCGCTATGCGTTCTTCTTGTTGTCTCAACATATTTGATGCTAAAGACCTAACTTCCCATCTTTCTTCGCTACCAAGACAATCAGTTAACTTTTCTGCCAGTTCATTTGCTGTCATTTTGTGCCTTTCTTAACTCTATGTGCTTTTGTAAAATATGCCAAAACTTAGATTTGATAATCATTTTTTTCCCTTTGTAACTTTAATAATCTTATACGAGTTCTACAAATAAGTCCTAAGTGTTTTCCCTAATCCATTTATTTCTGTAGATTTGTAGAGCTTCTGTATATCCGTTAATTTGGCAAATATCATGTGTTCCTTGGGTAAAGTGGGTCAGCATCCTGTATCCATCTTTTATACAGAAGTTGTTTAGCCCTCGGTCTGCCATCTGTCGGCAAATATCCTGATCGTAAAAGTGATAGCCTGGTATAGACTCATCAAACCGCACATCTTGGCAAGTAGCCAGCATTAATCCATCTAGGTGCAAGCAGAATTCTTTACCATCGCTAAAGTACAGTATTCCGCTACGAGGGTCTATTACGCTACCAACGCATTGTCCTTCCCACCAAGGAGACGCTTCTGTCTGGCTGCCGATAACTCCTACCATGCCTATATCCTTGACACAGTACGCTAGTAGATTCATCCTAAGTAGGTGAGGATTAGTAACAATGATGTCGTGGTGAATAAAGCACTTTATCTTGTGTTTAGCTCTGTCTATGCCTGTGTTATACCCTTGTGCAATAGATTGTTGTTTTTCTACAACAATAATCTCATCATCCTCTTGTAAAAGTAATGACTTGAGTAAACATCTCTCTAGGATAGAGGGATTATGGGTACAAACAATGTAACTTATAGATTCCATTAACTACCTTTAGGTAATGTTTATATAACAATATACAACTTGTATATAAATGTTAGTTTTCTATACATTTTGTTTCAACATATATATATTTTGTATATATTTAGACAATACTCTACTTTAGGTGTCGGTAATCTTTGCAATGCTTATTGCCTTTTACTTTATTGCACCAGGCGCATAATATTTGTAGATTGTTAAAATCTAGTGCCAAATCTGGATAAAACTTTCTTGGTTTTATATGATCTACGCAAATCTTTTTTTTTGATCCGCAGCGTTGGCATTTATAACCATAATGCAAAAGTGTTTTTTTTCTTAAAACTCGCCATTCTTTAGATTGTAAAAAATCTTTATTTTGATTTTGAAAAAATTTAGATAGTTCATTATTAGATAAATTAGATACTATAGATTTATATAAAGACTTAGTGAGATACATATTTGCCTTCTGGTGAACGAACCTAGCCTAACCTAAGTTCGCCTTCATCTGCCTCCTAGAGCCACAGAACCCGACAGTCGTTCAAGGAATCGGCACTATCTTCGCCACCGATATATGGGCTGTTACATCCTTTGTCCCCCAGTAGCCCTTGTATCTTATCTGCTGGTGGTTTTCATCGCCCAGATAAGACCGAATCAATACTATAAACTAAAACTCAAACTCTTTGTAATCATACCTCCCATTTTCTTTTTTGTACCAGCCGAAAACCAAGATGCGCCAGTTTGACCTTAAAACTTCTGGCAACATAGGCGATTCGCTTATTTTTTTTATCCGAGTAGACATATTGCTTTTGGAAGTAAGTTGGATGGCTACAGTCTCTCCGTTTCCAATAGCCAATATATCGAATATGCCAAACAAATCTTTTTTTCGTTTGGTAAAAGCGTTGTACGATTCCACGACATCGCATTGGTAGCCTCTTTCGGTCATTAGCGCGATAGTGCGCTGATTTAGACTAGCCAAGATCTTGTGCTGTAATCTTGCCCTCAGAAGCCTCAATAATGGCTTTGTGGTGCTTTTGTGGGATGCTGTTACGCATTGACCAAGCGTAGACAGTTACATACTTCATGCCGAGCTTGTCTGCTATATCTTTGTAGCTGCCAAACACTTCTAGTAATTTATCAAAGTGTTGTTTTTGTGCAACAGTATCCATAACTTCTCCTTTTGTAGATCTTTGATTCTAGCCTAATTCTGTAGAAATGTAGATATTAGGGTATATCCCTAGTAAATATTCTACAAATCTCTACAAATATCTGTATAGTTCTACATAAGCAATGTTGCTTATTTCTTGTGAAAGGGAAAAAATGAAGAACTGGCACATGGTAGTAATTGGGATCTTATTGATTATCTTTGCTCAAATTATGTGGTACGCAACTGGAAAGGGGATTATATGAAAGATAACTTTATGCCTGACTTTGAGAGCAGACCAACTTTTAGTGAACAAGAGTATTTATGGGAAAACTACATGAAGAAAGGTGCTGACTTAGATGTACTTGATGTAGATAACTTTGTAGAGTATCTTGGTAAGGCAGTAGAAAGTAAGAAGGGTGCTGAGAAGTGGGAGTTGTATCGCCAATACGCAGAGAAGGGTGATTGGCATAACTTTGGTAGGGCTATTTATTTTTTAGTCCACGATCATATTGAAGATGAACTTTTATAAGGGGGATGTATGAGTAAAAAGAAAGTAGTGGCGAAAAATTTAGAAGAAAAAGTTGATGAGCTTGAATGGAAGATTATTGATCTTGAAAGCGATTTAGCTAAAGCAAATAGACAAAATCACCTGTTATGGGAATTGTTTAAAACAATGAAAACGGAGCTTTATTATGAGTAAATATTTAGAACTTAGGAATGTAGATGTATCGGACAAGGTAGAGAAAAAAAATGGTTTGTCTTATCTATCTTGGGCATGGGCTGTAGACACATTGCTACAACGAGATCCACAAGCTACTTGGTCTTATGGCACTCCTGTAGCGTTTGGTGAAACTGTAATGGTGTTTTGCACAGTCAATGCGTTTGGCAAGTCTATGACCGCACAGTTGCCGGTAATGGACTATCGCAACAAGGCAATACCTAATCCAGATGCGTTTGCAGTTAATACTGCGATGCAGCGTTGCCTAGCAAAAGCCATTGCTCTACATGGTCTTGGTTTATCTCTTTATGTCGGTGAAGATTTATGGGATGATATAGAGGTAGATTCTACAAAGTTTGTAGAAAAGATATTAAGTTCTCAGGACATCCCAGAACTAAAGGTTAACTTTGCCCAAGCGTTTAAGGAAGTGTCCAAGGACAAAGAGGCAATGAAGAAGGTGAACGATGCCAAAGAAAAACGGAAGGCAGAACTAAGTGAAACTAGCTGATGAGCAGCCTGATAATGTTTGTTTTGATTGTGGAGAAAAATGGGGTTCACACCCCATTAAAAATGGGGAGAATCATAGAGTATGGATCGACCAATGCGATGTATGTTTAAGGCTCACAGCAGTAGCAGATGCCTCGGAATATGGATATATGAAGGAAGGATGGGATGGAAACAAAGTGGTGTCATAGTTGCCAAATTTATCGGTCAAAAGATGGTTTTAAGCTGGTAGAAACAGGGAGCAGACTAAAGCCAGTAAAAAGGTGGAAGTGTGCATTTTGTTTAAAACGAGAGTCGGAGAGAAAGTATGCGAAAAGAAAGTGATTTTTTTGAGAACGCTAGGAATGTAGCCAAGGCAATAGATGAGGGTACTTATATCTATACCCCTAGTTCCACAGATATTACGATTCGGTGGAGAAAAATTTATGGCTATATACCGGCAAGCGAGCAAAAGAAGTACCAAAAGAAATGGGCAGAGTTTCGCGCATTGACAGCAAGAACCCTAGAGAATGTGGAGATACCAGAGATACCAGGAGTTGTGCAATGGAAAAAGTGGCAAAAATCCTAGTAGAGATAGGTGTTTACATTTTGTTGCCTTTTGCGATAATAAGGGTATCTTGGGATTTAGCAAATACCTGGATAGAGGAACTTATTAAATGAGAAACAAGCATTGTATGGAGGCTTTCTATAGAACCCTAAAGGAAATAGACATTCCTACGGGGCAGTCTATGATCTGTGAGCATTTCTTTGCAGCAGGATGGGATGCAGCCATCGATGCTCTTTCTCTCGCATACCAAAGGCAGTTTGAAAATGATGGAGTCGATACACAGCTTATTCGCAGAGATCCACAAGAGCCAATCCCAGACGATGACAAAGAATGATTGGTATCCTGTATGCTTTCATTCCAAATCAGATTACAAGAAATGGCAGTATTACAGGAAGGGGTCAGGAGAAAGAGTTACAGTATGTGATGACTGTAGTGATGAGTACCAAAAGAAAATGAAAGGGGAAAATCGGTGTTTTATAGCAGAAGCTATGCATCGATCAAAATATGTCTGAACCAGTATCTCAAGCAGTAATGACAGTAACAGAGGTTGCTCCGTTTCAGTTTGCTATTGAAATTGAGGGATCAGATTTATCGTTAGAAGTTTCACAGATTATGGTAAAGTTTCTGAATGACTGCTTACAGCAGATTCATGCGGATCAAAAAATCCATTGAAAGGGATTGTATGGAACAAAGAACAGAAGAATGGTTTAGTGCCAGACTAGGCAAGGTAACTGCTAGTCGGGTCGCAGATGTTTTAGCCAAGATTAAGTCTGGCGAATCGGCAAGTCGTAAGAACTACAAGATGGAATTAGTCGTTCAGCGATTGACCGGCAAAGCAGGGGAGTCGTTTACCAACGCTGCAATGGAATGGGGTACAGAGCAAGAGCCATTCGCTAGGATGGCATACGAGGCTCATACAGGCACTTTCGTAAAGGAGGAGGGGTTCGTAGACCATCCCACGATAGAAGGCTTTGGATGCTCTCCTGATGGCATTGTAGGGGAAGGTTTAATCGAGATTAAGTGTCCGAATACCGCTAACCATATTGAGACAGTCTTGGAGAACAAAGCTCCAAGTAAATACATCCCACAGATGCAATGCCAAATGGCTTGTACAGGCGCGAAATGGTGCGACTTTGTATCATTCGATCCTAGAGTGCCAGAGGACTTGCAGTTGTTTGTAGTACGAGTCGAGAGGGATCAGGAGTATATCGACTCAATGGAAGTAGAAGTAAAGCAGTTTTTAAGCGAGGTCTTAGACCTATTTAACCAACTAAAAGCGAGGCAGAAATGACCTATGGTAAATACGAAATGAAAGATGGCAGCTTTAGTCTATTTAAAAACGACAAAAAGCTCACAGATAAACACCCTGATTACAAGGGGTCAATCAAGATTAACGGAGTTGAGCATTGGTTTGATGCCTGGTTAAAAGAAGGCAAGAAAGGGAAGTTCTTATCGGGTCGTATTGGTGATCCGAAACAGAAAGGTTTTACCCCCAAGGGCGATGATGAGATGCCCAAGATTAACGATGATGATTTTGCTTTCTAGGGGAAAACCATGAAAAAGATTGCTATAGGATTGGTAACATATATGTTACTAGGTAGTGCGTATGCTTGTCAGACACAGACACTTATTGTCGGTGGTAAGCTACAAGTATGTACAATTTGTGGTTCTGTAGTTAGTTGTATGTAACCCCCGATGAGATCGGCATTAGTAGCGCAATGCTACACCCTTTCAAGGAGTGCCACCCCCCTACCGATCAGGGTGGCTTTATGACCTTCCAAAACGACCTACAGAGGGGTTTGGAGATAGAGGAAATGGTCTTGGCTATCCTACGCAAGAAATACCCTTGTGCGACCCTTGTAAACGCTTTTAAGGGGTACGATATATGGATACCAGAGATCGATAAAGCAGTAGAGGTGAAGTTTGACCCGATGAGCCAAAGAACAGGCAATATCGTTGTAGAGATAGAGATGTATGGGAAAGACTCAGGATTGATGGCTACCCAAGCAGATTTCTGGGTTTTCTACGATGGACAGATGTTTGTCATCATGCCAGTAAAGCACATATTTAAGTGCATTTTCCTGAGCAAACTACAGTATGTAGAATTTATAGGGGAGGGGGATAGTCAGATCAAAAAGGCTTTCTTAGTGGATAAGAACACCTTGTTTAAGTACGGAAAGATTCTATGAGAGGTACAAAGCCATCTCGTCTTTGCGCCTGTTTGTAAGTCCTTTTAATTCTTTACCACCGGCTTTATTCCACTTTAGGAACTCATCGGCAGCAGCCTCATACTCACCCCTATTGTGTTTCATCCGAAGGGTAGAATTTTGGAGATTACCGAGTCCAACATTGAAGGCGAAAGACACAAGTGCGCCAAACCGACCAGGAGTAAGCCCACTAGGACATAATCGTTGAACTCCGCTTTCAAACCTCGCCAAATCTTTTGCAAGAATTTCATCTACTTCTCCCATCGTTAAGACTCTATCCCATCCGCTAGGAATGGGTAAAGCCTTTCGTTCTGCTAGTGGCACTTTAGCATGACTAGGATCTATAACATGACCTACACCAACAGTCCAAAGCAATGCAGGGCATTGGTAAGGTCTTTGTTTTACACCCTCGTGGTGTTTAATCATGTCAATGACACGATGCTCTAAACTCATTTTCGTGAGAACGCCTGAGTTCCGAACCAAAAGGAAACAACGGATGCCCAAATAATTTGAGTCTCATCATCCCATAAGAGATTGAGAGCTACATCAAATGGCACATCTTTGTGATAGGCAAACCAAAATCCAAATACTTCTACAAAGGCAAACATAAGGAATAAACCATATGTGATTGCTGGTCTAACCATTGCCCTAGCGTTAGTTACCCATTGTGCAGCACCTTTACCAATTTCTATATCGTGTGCGTACAAGGATTGTCTTTCTTGCACTTGGGTTTGCATAGCAACTTGCTCTGTTCTTATTTCTTCTACACGAGCTTGTGCAGCGTAACCTTTTTCTAACAACTCCATCTCTCTTTCGGTCTGGAGTCTTGCAAGTTCTAATTCGTGTTTCTTGTCGGATTTGTCTTGGAAGAATCCTAATAGACTAGGTAATCCACCAGTAAGAAAAGAAATAAGTGTAGTAAATAAAGTAATCATTTAATGCCCCAAGTTAGATACCAAGCGATGACCGCAGCCAACGCATAACACATCCACATAACTCGCCTAACTTCTGCCAGATCTTTCCTAAACTCATTTTCTATTTCCTTTTC